CACTTTTCCGGGTTGTTAATGGTGAACACCCAATACTTTCTTCGTGGTCCCCTCCTCATCCTCATGTCAGGGCTTCCGCTGTCTCGGCTCTAGTGTTAGCCGGCTTTATGTAGTGCGGGGTAGGGTGGACTGGAATCGAAGTGGGGGGTAATACTGACCCCCACTTCTTCTCTCATACCCTACCTATCTGCATATACCCCTGGGAAGTATAGTGGTTCTGTGCTCCATAATCTCACTTTTTTCTCATATATATCTTTCCCCCAGGCGAACTAGAGGTGAACTCCTTCTGAGAAAAATCCTAGAATATGACGTGGCATGACGTGGCATGACGTGGCATGACGTGGCCCCCTCGCCCCTGCTCGTGCTTCCAGGAAATCATACCTGGAAATTTCCTGGAAATGGCGGACTGGACTTCTGACTGTTCCAGAAGAGGGTATATATACTTTTTTCCCCCAAAAAAATACCAATGTTCCTCCTGTATGACAACTGCTCGGAAAAGGAAAAGAAAGAAATCAGCGAAGAGGGTACGAAGAGGAAAGGCACTTGCAAAAGCACTCCCTCGAGACGAAAAGGGACGCTTCTTACCTGCCGGCTCCAAGAACAGGTTTCGAAAAAGAAGTAGAAGAAAGAGTGTTCCAGCCAAGAGAACGACAAAGAAGAGAAGGAAGGCAAGAAGAAGAAGCGCGCCAACAACAACAACAATGGCAAGAAGAAGAGGAGGAATAAAAGATCAGTTTCCTAATTTTATGAGTGGTAGAATAACACAGTCTGATGCTAACAACTTTGTTACTGCACAAGTAAACACACCAATACCTAGGCTCAAAACACAAGGGGGGAAAGCCACAGTAATGGAACTCCTATGGGTAGACATAAGGGCAAGTAACTTCGACCTGACAGCTGCAGGAGACAACTTTCAGTTCCAAATGACTTTAGGAACGGTACAGGCAGGCATACTAGGATGGAATGATACAAGGGTGTTCGTCTTCAAATCAATACATCAAGAAGGAGGAGCCTCAGGACTTTCTATCTTTGAACAAACCTTGAGGTACAGCTTCCAGGACAACATGGGCTTTGGATACCTACTCGCTGCAGATAGCTTTCGGACAAGCGGAGATAGCGGAGGACAAGCTACAGCGCTACAGTTTGACTGGAAGTTGTTTTACCGCTTTGTGGACATACCACTAAGTGAGTTCATAGGAATCGTACAAAGCACACAAACAATCTAATAAATATCAAAAGAATCTTTATCTAAACACCTTGTTATGAAAGAATCCATACTGTCTGCCTCACTATCACTCAATGACTCACTAGTAGTAAGCTTGTCAATGACAACAGTGGGAGGAGCAGGGTACAATACATCATCATAAAAGAACTCCCTTCCCCTCCTTTCAGGGTTATAACCCCCTCCCTCCCTCTTAACATCAAATGTGATAACCTCGGATATCCTCCTAACCAAGGCCTTGTACTGCTCCTCCCTCTTGGTGTAATCATACCAATCTTTCGGATGAATGTTGGTAGTTATAGCTATGTTAGCAGGACACCACCACACAAAGGAACCCTTCACTGGTAACATAATGGGATACCTGTCAAGAACCTGTAATAACATAACAAGAGACATCTTGGAGGATCTACCTGCAAAATCATCAAGAAGAACCAACTCATGACCATCATACCCATCAAACCAAACAGTAGTGTTGGGAACAGACCACCTCCAGAACTCCTCACTCTCCTCCCACTGGTCATAGACAAGCCTCGTCTTCCCCCTCCCCGTCTTCCCATACAGAAGGGTAACTACAAGGGGTTTCTTCCTCCTCGGCCTCATAGTACTCTTGAGCTCGTTGTACATACGGGGGAACTTTGCCATCTCCCGAGGGAAGTCTGACCACAGCTCCTCCGCCTTGCTCCCTCCCCTAATAGCATCTCGAAGGGCAGCTATGTCAATCCTCTCCCCTTGCCTCGAAGCAGTCTTGGAACCCAGCTCGAATGGACCTCCTTGCCTGCCGTCTTTCTTGATGCAGTACTCTATAGCTTGCTCCTGTGTCCCCTTCCTCTCCTCGAAATGACCCCTTGCAGATACGTTAGACTGGAGAAAAGATAGGTACTGACTGGCCTCCAACTCGAGATATCCTTGTAGGTGAAGGGTCCTCTTCCTCTTCCCCCTTTCCACTTGCCAAGTTATGTATGTGACACCCTTGGGTAGCTCCGTCCAAAGGATCCACTTTTCCGGGTTGTTAATGGTGAACACCCAATACTTTCTTCGTGGTCCCCTCCTCATCCTCATGTCAGGGCTTCCGCTGTCTCGGCTCTAGTGTTAGCCGGCTTTATGTAGTGCGGGGTAGGGTGGACTGGAATCGAAGTGG